GCCGGTCTGGGGCAGTGGCGGGGGCGCGCGCATGGGCAGCGGCAGCACGTTGCCGGCGCCGTCCGTCACATCAGGATTGACCTCCAGATACGGCCAGTTGGTCGTATTGGCGGTCTTCCACTGGTTTTCGTAGCCTTCAAACTGGCCGCCGTAGCCGATGAACGGTGCCTTGGGCGCCAGCGCCAGCATTTCTGCCTCTTGGCTGACCCAATAGTTGTACATCCGCTGCGCGTCCTTGGCGTTGCGGACGAGGCCGGAAATGTAGACCTTGCCGTCCACTTCCCACTCGTTGCCGATGACGCGGACGACGGGTATCCATTTGCCCGGCCATTCGCGTTCGTCCAGAACGTCGAAGCCGTTGGTCTTCATCCACATGACCTTGCGGCGGTCCACCTGACGCGACCGCAGCGGCTTGCCGAACATGGCCGTAAGCTGCTTGTCCTGCGGCGTGCCGCGGAATGCCGTCTGGTTGTCGGGATAGAGGTGCAGCGTAGCCTTTTCGTAGGTCAGGTAGAAGTATTCCGCGATGCGGATGGTGTCGTCCATCAGCCATGCAGAAATGCCCTGATCGCCCACGCCTTGCGCATACAGCGTGCTGATCGGCGTCGCGTCGGGGAACAGCCGTTCGTATTCGTCCTTCAGGATGTCTTCGGTGATGAAGCACCACTGCGCGTCGGCCCCGCAGGGGTCTTGGATCGTCGGGTCCATGTAGACGCTGAAGGCGTTGCGGATGCGCCCGATGCGGATGTCCTGATCGAAGCTGTCGTCGTTGCAGTATTCGGTCAGCAGGCGGATGTAGCCCTCGCCGTACGTAACCTGATTGTCGCAGGCCGTGTCGTAAGCCACGTCGGCGTCCGACATATACTCGATGTGGCGCACCACGCCGTTGAAGACTTCCGCCACCTGAATGTCGGCGTTGTCGTCGGCCGGGATGACCTTGCCGCTGGGGCGGTTCTGGCGCTGCTCGTTCGTCACCTGACGGACGTGCTGCGGCAGCTTGTTGATCGTGAGGCACGGCCGGGCGTTGATCGTCTGGCCCTGCATGGACCCGCGGGTCGCCAGCACGTCGGCCGGCCACTGCCACTGGTTGTCTGGGGAGCCTGCCATGAAGCGCAGGTCGTCCAGTTCGTCTTCGCGGCTCTCGGACACGGCCGCCATCACCATCGTGAGGCGGCTGCGCATGGTGGCCATCTTGTCGTCGTCGGTGTCCGCGCCCGATGCCGGGTTGGAGCCTACATTGGCGACTTTGCCGGCGGTGTTGATGCCTGTGGGGTCGGCCATGAGGTTACTTTTTGCCCTTTTTGGCTGCTTCGCGCTTCACCGAATAGGCGATGGCGACGGCCTGCTTGGCCGGCTTGCCGGCGGCCACTTCGGCCTTGACGTTGGCCCGAAAGGCCGATTTGCCGGTGGATTTGACGAGCGGCATCAGTATTTGCCCTTCTTCATGGGCGTCTCACGCATCCGCGTGGTGATGCTGATGATGTCCTTGCCGCCAGACGTGCGCAGCGGCGTGCGGCCGCCCGGCATGACGCCGATTTCGGCCTTGGGCGACGGCATTTTCAGTGCCTTCGGCACCTTCGGCGTGGGCATTTTGGCCATCTGTCCTACGACCCCATCCAACTTGTAGAAATTCCGTTCGGAGCGTAGCTTGAGACACGTTTTTTGTCAACGCGCCCCTCACGATGGGCCACCGGATAGGCAAAAGTGACCGCGATGGCGTCCGCGGCGTCAGGCGAGGCCAATCCGCGGGACTTCATGTCCTTTTTGCTCTCCAGAAACAGCGTCCCCTTGCTGTCGGGCTTGGTCAGGGGGCTGATTAGGTCGCTTTTCAGGAAGCGGTCGGTGGGGATCGCGGCCGTTTTCAGCCAGTCACGCATGGCGCCCCACATCTCCGCCCGCTTGTTGCCCCACATCAGTTGGTTCTTGGCCTTGTTGCCGAAGTTGACGCCCCTGATCTTGTACCGCTGTTCCTTCAGGCGGTCCACGACGCCTGCGCCCAGCCCGCCTTCGTCGATGCAGACCAGCGCCGGCTTGTATTCTTCGATTGCGTCGATGACGTAGCCGGCCACTTCCATAGTGTCGGCCCCGCGGTGCCGCTTGATGTCGATGATGTCGCGGCCCTGCCGGATGGCGATGACGGTCGCGTCGGCCCCGAAGCGTGCCGGGTCCACGCCGATGACGATGGGCGCGCTGGCGTCCTTGTGCTTGGGCCGTTTCATGGCGTCATCGACCAGATTGGACGGGATGAACTGGTCATCCCCTTCCGACGGGAACTGGCCGTAGACTTCGACGTTGGCTTGGTAGCTGTCGGCGCCGTACTCGTCCACGATGCGCTGGTACAGGTTCTTGTCGGTGCCTTCCACGTCGCGCGCGTCGATGTTCCGCGTGTTCCAGAACGCCCGCTTGGAGTGGAACGCTTCGTAGAAGTAGCCTGTATTGCGGCGCGGGTTGGAGAAGGCCAGATGGAAGCGGTGCGGCGTGTTCTCGGTGAAGAAACCGTCCGCCACCGACCAGATGCTGTCGGGGATACCGGACGCTTCGTCGAACACCAGCATGACGCCGTCGAAGTTGTGAACACCTGCGTAGGCGTCTGGGTTTTCTTCGGACCACAGCCGCCCTTCAACCGCCCAGTAGCGCGTGCCTTTCTTCAGGTCGCGTTCGACCAGTTCCGTCAGCCACTTGGCCGGCATGATCCGCGTCGCGGCCACTTCGTACCAATGGCTGTTGAGCGACATCGCCAGCCACTTCGTAATCTCGGCCCACGTCACCGACCGTAGCTGGGCTTCGGAGTTGGCAGACACGATGGTGGTTGATCCGATGCGAGTAGACGCCATCCAGATGACAAGCCATGACACGAGAGCAGACTTGCCAATGCCGCGGCCAGAAGCGACCGCTTCACGGAATGTGTCGAAGTCGATCTTTCCTTCGTTCTGCTTGATGTGGTCGCGGATGTCCGCGAGGATCGCGCGCTGCCATTTGCGCGGGCCTTGGAAGTGTTCCAGCGGCGTGCCGGGTTCGCCCCAAGGGAACGTCAGCAGGACGAAGGCTAGCGGGTCATCCTTGATCGACGGCGACCACAGCCGCGCCATCAGTTCCATTTCCTCGCTGGCTGAGTATCGCGTGGTCTGCATGGTCGGTGTTGTCCTGTATGTGCGTCACTTCGGTGAAGGCGCCCTCTATCACGCGGGCCTGCGCCTTCTCCAGCGCGCCTGTGATGCTGATCTGCTGGTCGATGTTCACGTCGATCTGCTGCTTGGCGACCCAGCCGTGCTGATGCTTCAGGATGTTCAGCGCCGCCGTTGCGTCGCCCATCTGCGCGGCGTCGTGCAGCGTCTTGGCGGCGTTGAACTCGCCGTCGGCGCGGCCCTTCTGTTCGGCCAGTTCCACCAGCGGGTCGAACTCAGCCAGCTTGCGAAACTGCGCGGGCGTCAGACCGGCGTTCAGCGCAAGGCTGTCGCCTTTCAAGCCTAACTTGGCTGCGGCGTAGATCGCTTCCAACCGCGCTTCGGTCGCCGCCGGGCGGTCGGGGGTGTAGGGCAGGGAGTAGAAGGTCATACGCAGCTTTTAGCGTATTCCAACGCGCCAAGGATACGCCAGCGGTCGTCGAAAAAACCGTGGCTCTCAAATACACATTCGGTGCGGTCGTTCAGCACGATGGCAATTTCGCAAATATCGCCGGCTTCATACCTGTCGGCAATTTCGCGGATGAGGTCTGCGCGGTGCTTCAGTTCGTCGGCGCGCGCGGCGGAGATGGGCGTCACAATCTGCATGACGCGGATGATACCGCAGTGCGCGGTGAGCGTCAAACATTGTGGTAGCGGCATTTTTCAAAAATAAAAAATTGTTTGGTGCGGGGCCATTTTACAAAAAATTGTCTGCGATCCCTCCGTCACCGTCACACCATGCGCTCGGCCCCACCCCGCCCCCCTCCAGCTTGAACCGATAGCAAGCTAATCGTTCTCAGCCAGACTGTGAGTGACCTAATGGTTCGCAAGCTAACGGTTGTGCGAAAACACCATTTGGCCGGCGGATGATTAGCATACACACTATTAGCCTACGCACTATTAGCTTACGCATTATATGCTAGGCAATAGTTAGCAAGCTAACATTGGCGGTTTGGGTAGTTGGCGCGCCAGTCCATTTCGGGGTTTGCGTGGCGGCACGGCTGCGACTTTAGTTATCCCCGCCTAATTGCGTGCCACGTACGAATTATGCGCGGGCCTAGAAAAGTGTGACATTTATGTCATTGGCAAGTTTGGCACTTTGGCAACGGTTTTTCAGTCGCCAGAAATGCGTTATTGCGAACCATTCTCATTAATATTTATATCTCCATTAATTACCTTTTCTACTACCTAACTGCCAATATATAGCCACAACCCGCGGATTTGAGCCATTCTCGCTTTGGCAATCCGGGCGCATTTTACCGCCCAACGGCTACCCAAAATGCCAAGGATTTTCGCCAAGCTTCTGAAGCTATCCACAGCACCCATATATGCGCACGGCATAGAAGGCGGATTTCACTTTTTTATTGGCAATCGGCATTATATGCTTGCCTAGGCATATAGAGCTGCTAAGAGGGTTTCAACAGCAACGCACTGGAGCAAACACCATGAAAGTCACCGACAACCACCTTTCGGTCATCCGCGACATGGGCGCGGCGTATCTCGCAACGCACGGCTTCACTTTTGCGGACGTAGCAACAGGCGCGGAC